AATCTATATTCGTAATTAATATTAGATTCTTTTAAATATGTTTCTACCTCACATAAAGTTTGATCCGTATTTCTTCTAAATACAGGTTCTCCTTTACGATTAGTTTTAAAATACCTATAGCCCGTCTTTTTTTTTGTCATTTCACCACCACTTCCGCATCCGTTTCTATCCATACTTTTGCCCCACAAGACAGGGGTTTATCTGGCCTGTACACAACCTTGCTGTTTCCTAATATGCTTACTTCGTGACCATAGGTATTGTCTTGGTAAGTTTTAACAGTTATTACAGGGTTATTCTCGTTGTTCTTTTTGTTGCTTCTTATAACGTGCTGATTTACGTGTATTCTTTTTTTCATAGTTCTATATCCTCCACTCCTCTGTACAGAAAGATAGGTGTTCCTTCACCCATACATGATCCTACCACGTTGTACTCAAAATATTCCATAGCTTCTTCGTCTGTCATTCCATCTTTCATAAGTATGGCTACACATTTGTCAACATCATAAACTAACAGATCAGGTTGTGAACATCTTCGGCCTAAGCCCAATATCGCATCATCAAATCCGTCAGCTTTTAATATCATAACTCGTATCTCGCCCTGTGTATATCAATAGAACATGTTACTGTCCCATGCCACCCGTTAAGTTTATTCTTAGATACACAAAGATGACGAATGTAATCTTCCTCCTCACCGTAATTCTTTCCTATACCTACAATGATGTCAGCTTCTGCAGCCTTACCTGTCCTACTATTTTCCAACATACTAAAGTCTACCTCTTGTCTACCCTGTGCATCGTAGGATGCTTGAGACACTGACCAAAATAATACTTGTTGTTTTTTAGCTATCGTTCTTGCCCCCTCATACAATGCCCGTAACTTTTCATCTGTCCTAGCAAAGTTACCGTTGATGACTACTTTGTCTAACTGATCCACCATTACCACATCAGGTTTATGTATGTCAATAAATTTTTCTATTTCTGATAAAGTAATACCTCTACCTTCCAATAACTTTAGGTTTGGTTCTATCTCGTTCTTGTACACAGTCATAGAATTATCTAAGTTCTTCTTCATCTCATCAATAGATCGTTTAAGATATGCGGAGAACACTCTGCCTTTAACCAATCTTCCGGGTTCTTCGTTAGCAAAATAGGCTACCTTAAATCCTTGTCGGATATATTCTGCAACCATGTATGTACAGAAGGTTGTCTTCCCTGTCTCTGGTCTAGCAAATATAATCCCTAAGTTTCCTCTACCCGCACCACTGATTTTGTCAGCCAATGATTGCAACTCAAACTTAAATTCAAAACCTTGATCCCAACCATCTATGTAATCTTTTATGTCATCTTTCACTTCTTGGAAGTTCCCTTCATCTTCTGGTGCTTTCTCTATAGCCGTGTCAACTAAAGTTCTCAGTACAGTAAAGTCGTCACTGTTGCCTAACCAAATGTCAGCGGATAAGTCACTAATCTTATGTGCCTTGTCTTTCTTCCAAAAGTCAATGATTAAATCTTTTAGTATAATCTTGTTGCTTGGCATAAACTTACTGAGGTCTTTTATAACTTCCTCTATAGGCTCTCTTGATGATTCTGGTAGTGCAGGATATTTATTCCTGTGTAGCTGTATCAAAGTGTTTACATCTAAATCACTCTCGTACTTCTGTTGTGCAAAACTGATGGTGTCAAAAATTGTTCCCACACCATTGGCAAACATCTCTGTAGACACAACCTCTGCTGTATCTTTATAAAACTCATTGGATAAACACGCTGATAGTATTTGTTTCTCAAGTGACATTGAACTTCTCCCTTATTTGTTCTGTACTCCACCTTTTTACATCTCGTTCTAACAGCACCAACTTTGTCCGTACATGAATAGATAATTCGTGTACCATCTTCATTGCTTTTTTTGATGCGTCTTTGTCTAATGCAATGGTGACCCGATTATACCCCTTACAATATTTTAAATATTCTGTCAAGAGATTCGTACCCATCAAAGCCATGCCCCTAACTCCAGATATTGTCAACGCACAAGCCGAAGCACAATCCTCTACAATGACAAGATTGTCACTCTGGTTTTTTGTCACAAAAGGAATACGGGAAGATGCATACCTTTTCCATTTTGGTTTAGAATTTGTCAGCGACCTACCAACTGCATCAACCAATGTCTTGTCCTTGTACACAAGAAACACACAACGGTCTTCCTTTACATCATAACGAATGTCAGCAAATTTATTTTGGTAAGCATGGTAAGCCTGTACAGACTTTAAGTAATCAACAACTCTTTGGCTACGATCTAGCCCCACCCACTGCTTGTTATATACAGAAAGGTCTACTCGTTGAGGTTTTTGATTTTTTGTACTAGACGATGTCTGTATAAGGTCGCCTGTTTTTGTAGTGCCCCCAACTGTACAGTCAGCATGGTAACAATTATACAACAGCCTGCCAGTAGTATTAGTAACATTGAAAGTATTTTTACGATGACAAACAGGACAATCGCCTCTGTAAGTTTCATCAGTGGGTATAGATAGTGCCTTAACAAATGTAGCAACATCAGTTTCTCCAACCATAGTATTTTTCTCCTTCTCTCTACCACTACTAACTTTTTATAAAAACTATGTCAACAAAAAAAAGTACTTGACAGAAAAAATTATAAGTATTACCTTTAGTTAAACTTAAAGGGAACATATATGGAAAACACTAATATAAAAGCAACTGAAAGTTTTATTAAAGAATTACTTGAAGTATATAGTAAGTATATGTTATTAGGTTTACCTAAATTAGATATGATAGGAATAATGTTAAATACATTAGTCGGTCTGTACATGACAATGGCTAGTGAACTTGAATGGGAGGAAGATGACGATGAAACTATACACTGAAGCACTGGTATCCCCTGTAATTAAAAACATGGTAGGCCAAAAAATATTTAAAGCTAAGTTTGTCAAAAAGAATGGCGAAGTTAGGGAAATGAATTGTAAACTTGGAGTCAAGAAACATTTAAAAGATGGCATAAATGTTAACAATAAAGATAGGTACTTAACAGTATATGATATGAAAAGTCAGGGATACAGGAACATAAATCTTAATACCATTGTAGAGATAAGCTGTGGCAACCAACTCATAAAAAGATTTGTTGGCAATACAGGAAACATTTATAACCTTGTGGACTTAAAATAATGGAAATATTTTATTATGCCATTATTGGCTACTGTTTAAAAGTTTGTAGCACTGTAGATGATATGGAAAAATATATAAACTTAACTCCTATGGTACATGATGAATGTATAATTACTCTTGAAAAAATGACGGAACAGGAAAAGAGATTGCACCCACGAATAGCTATCAGAAGTATTAGTAGGCTTTGTATTGAGCAAGATATGTTAACAGATGAAGACATTGCTAAATACGAAGTGTGGGGTGAAGCTACATAAATAACTTGACAACTATAAATAACAGGAGCATAAAGTATGAACACTTTTTCAGAGTGGATTAACAAAGAACTAAAATTAAAGGAGGAGGAAGACATGGCGAAAAAGAAAGAGAAAGAAATCCCTATAATAACAGATGCACAACTAACACTTGTCAATCAAGTAAAAAGTCTTGTATCAGACATTAATGATAGTGGAGTAGAACACATTACTTATTCTGATATTACCAAATTAGATAAGGCTTATGATGCTGTAGTGGAAGAGTCTAATTTAAAACATCAACAGCATAAAGTAGATTATGGAGAGGACAAAGGAAGTATTATAAAGGCTTGGTACAAAGGGTTAGTTAGGGCAGATAATCCAAATGTTTGGAAAGGAAATGATGATGACTGAAGATGTACAGGAAGAGAAAAAGAATTACCACAAACGCAGAGGAATGTCAGAGAGAATACTTGACGTATTGTCAGACGGATATTGGCATTCTGTACAAGAAGTGTCAAAAAGAATTGGCTATCTTGAAACAGGAACGTCAGCGGGTATAAGAACTTTGCGAAAGAAAAACTATGGTAAAAAAAATGTCATTGGAAAATGGCTAGGTGGTGTCTATCACTACCGACTAGAAGAAGGAGAGTACGGAGAAACACCTTTGTCAGCAGATTTAGACAGAGATATACCTGTTTCTTCATTATAACTTGTACAGGGTTGATGAAAGATAAGGATTGTCAATTAAATAATATCCTTGAAAGGTAGCTACTTTCCGATAAGTTACCTGTACAGAATAATATTATAGGTGTGTTAGGAAATTCTAGGTAAATACACTTAATTAGAACTGAACAGCTTTAGAGTCCGAGTTCTAGCCTATATATAAAAGGGTAGTCTTTAATTAGACTGCTCTTTTTTTTTTGTCTAAGGGGTTGACAATGTTTTATAACTGTGAAAGAGTTATTGTAGAAAAGGAGGACACCATGAAAAAAACTAAAATACATGAAGTCATTGCTGTACAAACTGAACAGGATATGATTAAGATGAACGAAAGAATTGGCTACTATTTAGGTAAAGGAAAAAGAATAGACGTTAATATAAAGAATGGTTCTGTACATATAACCGAACAGAAGAGGAAGGTATGATGGGCAAACATATTGATAAACACTTAGGGTGTCCTTCTTGGCCAAACTGTGATGAAGCACCTATGGGCTGTATTGTAGAGTCAGGAGGGGATGTTGAGTGGTATGGTCATAGAGATAACGAAACTATCTATACAGGAGATGCCCCATCTACAGAAGCATCTTTTTATAAGAAAACCAAACCTAAAGTAAATAGTGCCACAGTGATAGATTTAGTAATAAGTATTTTAACAGATGCTAAACTGCATATTCCGCTATCACCGCAAAGTGCAATGAAAGCCTATGATAAGATTGACGAAGCTATACAGGAACTAAAAGACCATCTTACTACTGTACAGACAGAAGACCTAGACAATCAATCCTATAGTGAAGGGGAGAGGTACGACAATGAGTAGAGATATAAACACCATACCGACAGTGCCACGACATATAGTAAGCTATAAAATATATGCAGAGTGGAGTGATAATCCTAAAATGGTACAGTTAAATCATGAAATGGATAGTGATATAGAAAATTCTTTTAATGAATGGCTTCAACAAATAGAAGAAGAGGAGAATGGCTAATGGAAGATGTACAGAAAACATTTATGGATTGGCTTGACACTTGCCCTGTAGTAGAACATAGAAGTATACATGGAGTACAAGAGGATAGTGCAACGTGGATATACACAGTAGACTTTGCTGTACTAATTGAATAAGAGAACCGGCGACCACCGAGAGGACATTGATATGCTATTTGTAACATTTAAAATAAAATCTGGGGACTCTGAATATTTTGAGCATTCATGGTTTAATAACTATAGTATAGCACACTATGAAGATGCTAAGTCTATTACGGATAAAGATATGATACTTGAAACGTATACAGGTGAAGATGATTACATGGAAGAAAACTTTAACGAAGATACTAATACCTATGAAGATTATAATAATGATTGGATAACAGTACATAAAGTACAAGAGATGACAGAAAAAGAATTAGATGTGTTGTCTAAATTGGGAGTGCTGTACAGATGAACATATTCGTACTAGACGAATGCCCTATAATATCAGCACAAATGCAGTGTGATAAGCATGTTGTCAAGATGCCACTAGAGACGGCACAAATGCTTTGCTCTGTTTGGCACAGGTATGGACTAGGAGATAAAGTACCCTATAGAGAAGCACACAAAAACCACCCCTGTACACTATGGACAGGAGATAGTGCAGAAAACTATGAGTGGCTTTGGCATCATGGTATGGAGTTATGCTTTGAGTACACTAGGAGGTATAACAAAATACATAAATGTCAGCAGGTTATAATGGATTTGGATAAGGTACATGCCACTATGTTTGACTCTGTACATAACAGTGGTACACCCCACCCACAGTGTATGCCAGACGAATATAAATGTAGCCATTTGCGTATACATAACAATGCTGTTAGGGCATACAGATGCTACTACGTCAACGATAAGAAAAACATAGCTAAATGGGAAAAGTCAAGGCCTATGCCAATGTGGTATTTAAAAGAGTCTTACAAGGTTGTACAGGAGGAACACCATGAACAAACTAACCAATGATATTCTGGACATGGAAACAGATTTTCAATGTGAGGTAGAGGAACTTGTCAAGCAAGAGAGGGATTTTTCTGACATTTACTCTTTAGCTATTGAACTTTTGTCAACCAATAAGTACAAGGATTTAAAGCTAAACGATGAGTATAGTGAGAATAGTGTGTACGACCTTGTACAGGAAACGTGGACTAGATATTATGAGTAAGAAATTGTCAGCTAAAATAATGTCAGCCAAACCCATTAAAAAACGTATTGTTATTGTACAGGAAGATAGTGTAGCTAGGCAGGTTGTTGTAGAGGATAATTTAATTTCCCACGCAAATCTTTCTCACGCATCTGTTTCTGTACAGAATAACAATAAAAAAAATAAATAATAAATAGTTGCATGTACATAATATCTATGAAACTATAAGTACAGTGGAGAACCACTTTTTATAATAACTTAACACAACGGGAGAAAAAACATGCCTTACGATTTAATGAAACCAAAAGCGGATATTGCTATGGAGTCTGGCCACATCTTGCCAGAAATGTATGAACACAATGATTTGAATGACATGAGTCTATTTGACTTTGGAGTTGAGCCAGTGAGTATGCATTACTTTCATAATGATGTGCAACATAGAGTAGACGGCAAGATGGCAGTCATTCGCTCTGATACAGGGGACTTTATGGGAAACCACTCTAACAAGTATAAGTTAGTTCCGCATATTGACTTGTACAGGAAACACACGGAAAAACTTCTAACTAGTGATATAGGGCAGTCCAATGTTCAAGTCATAGACCAACTCTGGGATAAGGGTGCAAAGACTAGAAGAACAGTGCATTTTTTAGACCACACTATGAAAGTCAAAGATGGTGATGAAGTTTGTCTACGTTCCGATATCTTTAACTCTATAGATGGTGC